CTCCTGATAACGTTCAATCAAAAACGGAGCACTCCCATTAGAGTTCGTGTTCGCAGTAGCGGAATTGGTGTCGGCCCCTCTTGTGTCTCGCATACAAGAGAATAAAGCGCCAGCTGTTACAAGTACTGCAGTTCATAGCGGGATATGCAGTTTAATACTTAAGAAACCACCACAGACTCACTTTGTGGTGGGGCCATCATCGTCATGCGAATAGGTCTTCGGAACCGCACGAGTGAACTTCGGTCGACCAACCGGAAGTGGAATTCCGGTAATCTTCGCATTCAATTGACGTTTGAAGGCAGTCAAGCTCATAGGAGAAGGAAAGAACTTAATCGAGCGCAACATCGAGCCATTGGGGGTGAAGCCGGGAACTGTGAGAGCAAGTCCCATTCCAGCCATCGCAGCAACCACAATTGTGGCACGCGCCACACCAGTGACAAGACCAGCAATGGTTGTCGAAACAACGTTGCCACTCGCCTCAACTTGAGCTTGATTTGTGTAAGAAGGACCAGGCGAGATGCTGCCCGCAGCACGGCCCAACTCACAAACCGTTCCAGCAACCAAGCTACCAAAGGCAGGCAGAGAAGTGCTTCCACTTGTCTCTGAAACCTCAAGCTGAATGGTGCCAGCCCAATCTCGAAGAAACTTAATCAAGGTTGTTTGATTGGGAACGGCACTGAGCGAGTTTGCAAAAACCCAGCCGAGTGCCGGCAGAACACCGGCGACGACGTCAGGAGTGCTGATGGCAACACCCGACGGGAAATTGCCAACAGCAAAATTGTCTGAGACATCAGCTCCAAGGAAAAGACCCTGAAGAGCATCCGTGATCGGAGTCACAACGGTGTATCCACCGAACGTACCAGTTGACGAAAGCACAGTGAGACCACTGTGCAGCACAGGGGTGTAAAAGCGAATCTTCGAACGGATCCACAATTCACCAAGCATTGCCGAGCCACCGAGCGAGCAGGACGTAGTGGCCACAAACAAGTGACCAATGTCCTGTTGGCGCAACAATGCTCCAGTCAAAGAGCCATCGGCGCCGTCATCAATGTTTCGAACAAAGAGACGCTTTCGGAGTTTAGGACGGTCAACCGTCTGGTCAAATGATTGCCAAACAGGACCACTCTTCGTGCGATCATCGTTCAGTAGCTCTTGCTTCGTGCCGGCGTCAGTACTGTCACCAGGATCAAAGTCAATCGCAAGAATGACCTTACCACTGGCGGTAGTCGGTGCTGCAGTTTCATAGTGCGGTGTGAGTTCCTCGGCCTCATACTCTTCATAACGCACGGCGATATTTGACAGCCAGGGAAAGGTAGCTGGATCGCCGGGATTGAGGTTGTAGATCTCGTACGCAAAGTCATTCTGTGAGTCAGTGAAAATGTCGGCAACATATTCATCATGCTCAACCACAAACGCATCCCCTTCTTGGTACATGCGTGTGGCACGACGTTTAGTCGTACGACCGAGAGCGACACCTTGTCGCATAGGCGCCGCACGCGCCTTGGATGATTTTTGGTTCTTCATCTGAACGTTCTTGGGCGTTGTCCGTCGACCACGGCGTGCACCCTTTGCACGATTACGGGTTCTTGATTTGACCATGTGCCCTGAAACCAAGAAACAGAGACTGTACCTCACACTGTTAGCCCACCCTCATGTGGGGACTCTATCCGTGCAGTCGTTAGGCATTTATGACCGGAGAACTCGTGTCAATTTAGCACTGGCGAAGTCATTTCCCAGTTTTGGATAGTTAGTAGTAGAGACTCATAGACAACGCTTGCCGTCTTAGGCTTCTTTCTTGAAGACGCATTAAAGCACCGATTTACATTAGTTCGGATCTCTTGCACTATTGATTCTAGGATATTGGATTCCCGAGTTTCAATTTATATAACCCGGGACTTCCGGGTCGCCTTGTGCATCTCGTGACCATTTAACTAGCTGCATACATCCGTAGTTCTCCTGATTCTAGAGCGGACTTAAGCTGATCTGTCGAGGTAGGACGAAGGACTAAAAATTGCTGGGGTAGGACGGGCGCGACCCACGTCGGGTGTTTCTATACAAACCGTGCGTAAAACTGCCGATCTCTTTTTGTATTCATTGGTTGAACCAACTAATTCCCACCGAAAAGGGAAGAGAAGTTAACAGCCACAACGGCCACCCCCTTACTAATACTCAGCAACTAACCACTGTTGCCGGTTGAGAAGATTGATTGGCCACGCATTTGACCACTTCTGACCTGATTGCCATGCCTTGACCACCACTCCTTCCCGAAGTTGTCATAACGGCTCTTGATTGGCAAATCTTGGTGTAGGCCAGCTACCAGCTGAACGCGAGAAACGCCACGCACCCACTCAAACCACGCTTCAACAGTCGAGCGAGGAAAGTGGTGCGAATGAATCGCGTTCAAAGGCTGCAACGTGTTCAAACCACGCAAATACGACTCTGCAGCCAGCTGCTCAGCAACACTGAGGCCAAAGCGCCTCGAAATCAACTCGCGTGTGCGAGGACATTCGACGAACTGTAACTTTTCCAGTTCAAAGCGCTTGGCGTAGGCTCGTTGAAACATTTCCATATCACGTCTGTTACCGTGGGCTCGTTTGAAGAACCGCTCCATGCTTATCCACTTAGTCACGCGCAGTCCGTAACGAGCTAATTCGTAGAGAACAGGGCAACCAGGATACTGGTACAGAATGGAAAAAGATTTGGCTCTCAAGAGTTCTAGGCACTTCATTGTGTTACCACAAATGAACTGCCCGGTACCCCAACCAAACTTGATGTACACCTTCACAACATCTGTTACAGGAATTCGCTCCATCTCATCAAAGATGAGAGAACAGAAATCCGTGCCAGAAATGTCTGTCGAGGTCTTCATTTTGCACTCGAAACCGACCTGCTTAAAATCGTCCGAAGACAACCTATGTTCAGGCCTACGTGCATTTATGCCGTCGTCACCTTCGAATATACCCTTATTTTCCCACACATTCCGGCCATACTTACGTGATAACAGCCAGCAGTAAAGAATCAAATTGGTGATCGAATTAGTCAACGACGTCGACATCTCCCCAGACATCTCGGCTTCAACGAGATCAATAATAACCTTCGCAAAATAAAGTTTCTGCGGCCCCTCTATAACATCCTCCATAAATTCAAGGAAGAGCTTGACACACATTCGTGACAATAGGTTAATGAGGTAACGGCGATACACGGCGTGTGGTATCAGGCTCAAAATAA